TATGGCTCAAGAACAAGTACAACTTGAATTTAGGGAACAAATGCAACAAATGATTGCCGATATGCAAGCGCAACAACAAGAACAAGCGGCAGAAAGAGCAGCTCAAGAAAAAGAAATGGCACAAAATTATATGGTTCCCGGAAGTAGAATGGGATACAATCCTTATTTAAGTGGTCAGTATCAATCAGACCCATACGGACCATCTGGAGTACCCAACATGGGAGGAATAACAACTATTCCAGTGCCAGGTGGGTACGGAATTTACAACCCTATATATGGTGGGTAATAGGAGCTAGAGATAGATATTTTAGAGTTCGCGACAGCTGTGCAGCGCGCAATTGGGAAAAAAGAGCAGCAGATACAAGAAATGATGGCCAATGGTGAAACAAAAGATTGGTCACATTATCGTAATCTGGTCGGCCAAATCGAAGCGCTAAACTTCATTCGCGAAGAAATTAGAACCATTCTTAAAAATCAGGATATAGAATAATGGCTAAAACAGCGCTAGAGCAAAAATGGGCTACAGAAGAGTCCGAAAAAACACCCCTAGAAAAAGTATATGACGAAGGCATCAAGTTGGATCCAACCAAAGTTGGTGAAGATTTATTGGAAAGTCTTCCAGAACCGACAGGATGGAGAATAATGATTCTTCCTTTTAGAGGTCAGAGAAAAACAAAGGGTGGAATTGAACTTACCGACGAAACACTTGGAAGACAATCATTAGCCACTGTCTTAGGCTATGTTCTAAAAGTAGGTCCTTTGGCCTATAGCGGAGAAAGATTTTCAACTGGTTCTTGGTGCGAGGAGGGAGATTGGGTAATGTTTGGTCGTTACGCAGGATCTCGTTTTCAAATCGAGGGCGGTGAAATAAAAATACTCAATGACGACGAAATCATTGCAAGAGTACCTAACCCAGAAGCAATTCTGCATCAATTTTAACATGAGGAAAAAATCATGCCAGAGCACAAACTAAACCTAAATCCTGCGGAAGAGCTTGTACAGATTGACGATACAGGCCCTGAAGTAGACGTTGAAATAGACGAAGACCAAAACGCAAATTTTGAAGCACAGCCTGTAAAAGAAAATATTTTAGAGGCAATGCCTGAAGAAAAAGTAGAAGAAAAAGTAGAAGACGAACACGAAGAATATAGCAAAAGCGTAAAGAAAAGAATCAACAAGCTGACCGCAAAATTGCGCGAAGCAGAACGTAGAGAAGAAGCAGCGACTAAGTATGCTCAAAATGTGCATAAAGAAAACGCGACACTTAAACAACAAAAAGAAAACATAGACGGAAACTATATTCTTTCTGAAGCAAACAGAATCACAGCAGAAACAGAAGCAACAAAAACACTATTACAAAAAGCGAACGAAGAACAAAACATAGATGCGCAAGTACAAGCGCAACAAAAATTGGCATCTTTAGCGGTAGAGGCTCAACGCGTACAAGCACTTAACCAAAGAAGAACCCAACAACCTGTACAAGAACAACAAGATTTTGTACAACAAGAGCAACAAGAGCAGGCTCCTATGAAACCCGATCCCAGAGCAGAAGCTTGGGCAGAAGACAATTCTTGGTTTGGAGAAGATCGTGCTATGACCATGACTTCTTTTGCCATTCACGAGGATTTGTTGAACGAAGGGTTTGACGCGACAAGCGATGAGTATTATAGTGAGATAGATAAACGGATTCGAGATGAGTTTCCCCATAAATTTGGAGAAACGTCTCAGCAAAGCCGTCCCGCTCAAGCGGTAGCGCCAGCTAAACGCAGCGCTAAAAGTGGGCGCAAGTCTGTGAGACTCACACCTTCACAGGTAGCAATAGCAAAAAAATTGGGTGTGCCTTTAAATGAGTACGCGAAATATGTTGAATAAACGTGGAGACAACAATGGCAAAAAATAATAAAGTCGACGCAAGTCGCGAACCACGCGAAGCCCAAACTCGCGAGAAACAAGAAGCGAGAAAACCTTGGGCACCACCATCCGCTTTGGATGCACCGAATCCTCCTGAAGGATACGTTCACCGTTGGATCAGAATGGAAGTTAGAGGTTATGATGATCGTAAGAATGTCATGGCTAGACTTCGAGAAGGATGGGAGCCTGTGAGAGCAGACGAATATCCTGATTTTGATGCACCAATCGTTGATGAAGGTAAATTTCAAGGAGTCATAGGTGTTGGCGGATTGATTCTTTGTCGAATCCCAATCGAAACCGTCCAAGAAAGGACCGCTTACTTTACAGCAAAGGCAGAGGGACAAATGGACGCAGTAGACAATGATTTGATGAAAGATGGAACACATCCTAGCATGTCAATTAGTAAACCTAATAGGCAATCTCGCGTAACAATTGGCGGAACTCAAGGTTCTTCACAGAACTAAGGGTTTTTAATAATAATTCTTGAATAGAGGAAAAGTTTAACATGGCAAACGTAGACAAGGCTTTTGGTCTAAGACCTTATAAAGGCCTTAATGTTGGTTCAGCTGTACAAGAAGCTAATAAATACAATATTAACCCATCTGGTTATGGCACAAGCATCTTTCAAGGTGACTTGGTTATTTTCAATGGCGGATATATTGAAAGAGCAGCAGCTTCTTCAGCTAATTTAGTCGGTGTGTTTTCACACTGTTACTATGTGAACTCAAGCGGTGAGCCTACCTTCTCGAATTACTATCCAGCTAGTACAACGGCACTCGGAAGCGGAGACATAGAAGCATATATCTATGACGACCCAAATCAGATGTTTCTTGTACAAGCGGACGGTGCTTCGGCTGTAACATGTATCGGTAGAAATGCTGATACTGACGGTATTGGTGGTTCAACGACTACTGGTGTTTCCACTCGTGAACTCGACTCTAGCACTATAGCAACAACGCAAGGACTACAACTTAAAATCGTTGGTGTTGTTCAAGATGATAATAACGGAGATCTCACAGCGGACAATGCAAACTTGGTTGTAATAATCAATGAGCACGCTTATAGAGGTCCTGTTGCAGGAACGTAAGGAGTAATTTAAATGGCAATTAGTAGAGCACAATTGGTAAAAGAATTGCTTCCTGGTCTTAACGCACTATTCGGACTAGAGTACGACAGATATGACAACGAACATGAAGAAATTTATGACGTAGAGTCAAGTGATCGTGCTTTTGAAGAAGAAGTGATGTTGACTGGCTTTGATAGCGCGCCTGTTAAATCAGAAGGAGCAGGAGTTGCATTTGACCAAGCGCAAGAAGCGTTTACATCAAGGTATACTCACGAAACGATTGCTTTGGCTTTCTCAATTACTGAAGAAGCAGTGGAAGATAATCTGTATGACAGACTATCTGCAAGATATACTAGAGCACTAGCTCGTAGTATGGCTAACACGAAACAAGTAAAATCTGCATCTGTCTTGAATAGAGCGTTCAACTCAAGTTATGTAGGCGGCGACGGTAAAGAACTTTGCGCAACAGACCACCCAACTGTGGGCGGTGCTAATTTGCGTAATGAGCTTTCTACGGCAGCTGACCTAAGTGAAACTTCACTTGAACAATCTCTAATCGACATCGCAGCATTTACTGACGAGCGTGGTTTGAAAGTAGCTCTTCAAGGAATGAAACTAATTATTCCTAAAGAACTACAGTTCACTGCTGACAGAATCTTGAACAGCCCTGGCAGAGTTGGTACATCTGATAATGATATTAATGCAATGAAAAACATGGGCATGATGCCTGAAGGTTACGTTGTAAACCATTATCTTACCGACACAGATGCTTTTTTCATTAAGACTGATTGTCCAAACGGTTTCAAAATGTTTAACCGTTCACCAATCAGAACTTCAATGGAAGCTGATTTTGACACTGGTAACGTGCGCTATAAGGCTAGAGAAAGATACTCTTTTGGATGGAGTGATCCAAGAGCAGTATTCGGAAGCCCTGGAGCATAACCAAATATGGAACCCCGCCGGGGGTTTCTTACTCAACCCGGCACACTTTCTCTTCCTTTTTCCCATCTTTCCAAGTAGTATGTAGTGTACTAGGGTTAACTTGTCCTACAGACTGACCTAGCAGACAAGCCAAGACGGTAGGACTTATTTTTTTCTCAGGAGGAAAATTATGGCTAAATCAACCTTTTCAGGACCAGTACAATCACTGGCTGGATTTATTTCGGCAGGAAATGCTAACGTAGTTAGTCTAACTGCTGACACAACTTTGACCGTTGCATCACACGCAGGCAAAGTATTAATAACCAATGACGCAGACGGTAAGTTTACTTTACCTTCTATTGTTGCAACTGCTCCAGGCAGTGACGACGATCCAAACCAAACTAATAACCTAGGCGCTACTTTTACGTTTATAGTTGTTACAGCAGCAACAGATATGGACATCAAAACTGATGGAACCGATAAGTTTGTGGGTGGTCTATATACTGGTGTAGATGATGCAACAGGTAAAACTTTTATTTCTGGTGCGAGCAACGATGTCATCACTATGAACGGAAGTACTAAAGGTGGACTTGCTGGTAGTATTGTAAAAGTAACTGCAATGGCTTCTGCTAAATATGCGGTGGAAGGAATCATACTTGGTTCAGGTACTCTAGTTACTCCATTCGCTGACGCATAAGGAGGTAAACTATGGCTAATACAGTCACAGGCCCTACCATTCAATATGACTATGACAAGAAACTAATTGTTTATTGTTCAGTTTTATCAGACGGAAGCGCAAGTAGCACAACGTTGGTCGATGTTTCAGCATTGACAAAAAACAACGGAAAATCTTGCGCTCACGTTGCACTAAATAAAATCTGGTACACAGTAGGCGGAGGAACAGATGCTCCTGCTTCCCTAGATTGGGATGCAGACACTAACGTTACTTTTTTAACGCTTTCTTATGACAATATGTTTGACTTTAGTTCTATTGGAGGGTTGGTCAACACAGAAGCTACGGGATACAGTGGAGACGTTCTTTTCGTTATTCCATCAACTTCCGATGCAGGAAATGAATACACAGTCTGGTGCGAGTTCATAAAATATTATGAAGCACCTAATAATTAGAGGTAAATTATGCCAGGACTAGGAAGAAAAAGAGAAATGATACGAGAAGGCCAAGACTGGACCCAAGAAGGCTCCGGTT